CACTATTCAGAGGCTTTGCAGCTGGATTTATGTGTATGGTAGACTTGGACCAAGTTGCTTATAGACCTCTAGTTGGTAACGGTGTAAACAGAGACACACATATTATGACAAACGTACAAAGTGCAGATGAAGACTTACGTAAAGACATGGTTCTTACAGAAGCTGGTCTTGAAGTTTCTCTTCCTGAAGCACACGCTTTGTTTAACTTCGAATCTGCTTACACAGCACCTTAATATAGGAGGTAATGAATAATGAGAGCGGCAACAAGAGAAAAGAACAGTGGTAAAGGCGGATTTCTAAAAAAGATAGAACCGATTACCGTAGCACGTACCCTAACAGAAGCTGACAGTGGAAAGGTATTTATGCTTTCCAATTCTACTGGTAGTGGGTATAGCATTACACTTCCAACAGCATCAACTGGCGTTGATGGATGTCACTACAAATTTATTGTAGAAGAAGAGACACCCGGTCACGCTATTACAATCGCTGCTGGTAGTGCAATCGTTAGCATGGTAATGAAAGATGCCGGTGGAAATGCTTCAAACTCTACAGTAGGTACTCAGGTATCTAATGTCATAGTCGGAGCTACAGCACAAAAAGGTGATTACATTAATATAATGTTCACTGGTGGTGAGTACGTAGCAGAAGCTATGTCCGGTATTGATGACGCAATTACTACTACATAGTCTGAATATATAAAGACAACAGATTGGATTTCTGTGGGGCTATTCGTATAAAGGTTTAGCCCCGAAAATCCGTAAAATTATAATATAAGAGGAATAATATGGCTGATTACGCTAACGTCAAAGTTCAAGTGTTTATACACCCGGGAAATCCCGGCATCGAAACTGGTGATGTAGGAACTATGGCTAGAGACATAAAAGATTTTATTGAGTCGTTGGATTCTACAAACAATAAAGTATTATCTATTACCCACGCTACTTTAGCTGGTGACAGAGTAATGACTTTGGTTGTTGGTGGAGCATAATGACTTGTCAGCACTGTAAAGCTGATAATGAGGGTGGATGGTTTTACTGTAGGTCTTGTGGACTTAGAGCAAGTGCGCCATTATATAACCCTAGTGTAATAGTAAGAGATTCTAACTTTGCAACTGCAATTCGTAAGGATTTAATTAACTTTCAAGAAACAACTATTGGTGACGATATAAAGTCAAAAGGTGGTGTATTAGATGGCAACATTTAGCGCACAGGTTGTAGACCTAGTAGGCACATTTAGTGATGAAACTGCTTTAGATTCTTTTGTTACAGAGGGAGCTAATGAAGTTATAAGCGCTATGCCTCGTCGTGCAATGGAAAGAGTTGCAGAAGAAACAGCGGTAACGGATGGAACTACAACATCCGAAGGGCATAAAATACTTTATGTGCTAAGAAATGATGGCACTATTGACCAGCCTTGCAGACAAGTACCTGCGTATAAAAGAGGCAGGATACAAGATTCCTCTGATATGGAGTTCGCTACAACGTCAGACCCTGTGTATTATATACAAGATGGAAAAATAAATATATTTCCTAACGGTAATGGGCTAATGGTGTCTATACCAACATATAGTCAATCATCTCCATTAGATGCAAGTGATATATCTACTATTACTAACTTTCCAGATGAGTATGAATATTTAGTTGTATTGTATGCTGCAATAAAAGCATTACAGCAAAACCTTTCTGGATTAGTAGAAGCAGATTTTAGTATTTCAGCGTCAGCGCCAAGCGCTCCAAGTTTAGCTACCTTATCTGGTGGTAGTGTTTCTGCTATAACAGTAGCTTCAGTAAGTAAGGCAGATATAAGCGGTGATGTTCCAGCGTACACAAAACCTTCAAGCACTGTCGACTTTGGAACCTTGTCTAGTTCAGATAGCTCTGCTGGAACCGAAGCAAATTTAGGTTTTGATGACTTTGTGAACAGTGAAGATGTAGAGATGGCAAGTATATCTTTGCAAAAACAACAAGAATTATTACGTGCGTATCAATTAGATATTCAAAATGAATTAAATGAGTACAATAAAGAAAACTCTAGGTATCAAGCCAATGTTCAGGCTGAGTTAGCAAAGCATAATAGTGACTTACAAAAAGCTCTAAGGCAAGCTCAATTAGATGGTTCAGATGCTCAACAAGAATCAGCACAAGCACTACAGGCTGCAATACAAAACAATGATGATTTAGTGCAAAAGTTTTTGGCAGAGTTAAATAAATATACAGCACAAGTAAATAGCGAAGTTCAAACATACTCTCAAAATGTTGCAAACAATGCACAAAAATTTCAACATACAGTTGCTCAACAAAGTAAACTGCAAGCTGATTATGATAAAGGCATACAAGTTATGAGGGCTGGGTAATGGCATTTACTAATGTAACATTAAACACAAGCCCTAGTATGACATTGGTTTCGCTAAACACTTCTCCTAGTTCTACTCTAGTGACTTTAAATACATCACCATCGTCTACGTTAGTTACTTTAAATACTAGCCCAAGCTCAACACTTGTTTCTTTAAATACAGCACCTAGTTTTAATTTACTTGGTTCATGGAAAACGGTAGATAGTAATTGGGAGAACGAAACAAGAAGTTATACACAGGTAGGCTTATTAGGAAAGGATTCTGACTGATGGCTGTACACGCATTAACTGTTAAGAAAATTATATCGAGAGTTAGGCAAGCGTTTCCAGATGCTCCTGAAACATATATTATGAATTTAATTAACGAGGCTATTGTTGAAATGGGAAAATACAATACAAAAGTAGAGTATGCCAAAACAACAACGGTAGCAGACCAGCAATGGTATACACTTAGTGATACTAATTCTGGTGTAGAAATAAACAAAGTGTTTAGAGTTGATTTTATGGACTCCAAAGGAGTTTATGTTAAGATACCAAGACTTTTAGAAAATGAAATACCAACAATGGATATAGACTAATGGCAAGCACATACAATTATCCCGAAGATTATATAGCGTGGTTTATTAAAGGTAATCACCTAGGCTTAGTAACATTAAAAGGTAATACAGAAAATTCATATCATAGCAAGTATGGCCAGTATAAACCAATCGATGAAGCGGTTACCAATGGCTTACTACTGCATTACTACGCAGAGCCAAATGCAGTATCTGCAATAACGGATACACCCGATGTAGATAATGTATTTCATAGCGCTATTGTAGATTATGTAAAAGCAAGATTGTATCAAGATAGAGCGGGTTCGGCAAGTGACGGTAATATCGCTAGTGTAAGTTTAAATTTAGCAAGTATACATGAGGGCAAATACAACGAGTCAGTAAGAAGAAACGGTATGCAAAAACGAGATAAAACAGGTGGCCCAAGAAGAGTCTTGATGGCTGACTTTACGTAAAAGGATTTAATATGGCAGATGTAAGAAAATATCAAACCAATGAAGTTTTAAACAAGGTACTTAACACGGGTGAGGATGCGTTAAATGTAGATATAGATAACGTAACCCTGACTACTGAAGGTGGTGATGTTGCAATAGATGTGGCTTTAGATAAAGCGAATGACAGTGTAACCATATATGCTAATACAGCAGCCGATGGGTCTGGTACAAGTACCGTTCCTCTAGTAGATGCAGCTGGTCATACGCAAGTAGATATCGTATCATCTGCTTTGCCTTCCGGTGGAGCTACGGCAGCAAATCAATCTACTATTATTGGACACGTAGATGGAGTAGAGACTTTATTAGGAACTATTGATAGCGATACTAACGCAATAAAGACTGCGGTAGAGTTGCTAGATAATGCAGTAGACGGAAACTATTTAAATGTAAATGCTAATATAGCAGGAACAGATTTTGTTGGTGGTGCTGGTGCAGTAGCAGCTGGAGTACAGAGAGTTACGTTAGCTTCTGATGACCCAGCAGTTACAGATTTAGCAGCTATTGAAGTGCTGTTAACTGGTATGGATGCTGATACAGATGCAATCAAAACTGACATAGCAGCTTTGGAGGTTTTATCAACAGCGGCAAATGTAGACCTAGCTGCAATAGAAGTTGCAACGGAAGCCTCACAAGCAGCATTGGAAAAGATGCTGTACGGTACGGCTTTAGCGGTAACAGCAGTACATGGAGGTTCAGACCATTCTTTAGGAGCTACCTATGAAGCGTTCTATATAGGAGTAGGCGGAGATATTAGCCTAGACTGCGCTACCAGCGGTGCTAACATAGTATTTAAAAACGTAGCTAGTGGTCAGATATTACCTGTCAGAGCTACCGTTGTAAACGCAACTAATACAACAGCTACTAATATTGTAGCATTAAAAGCATAGTATGCCTTTAGGTTGGAAAAGAACAGGGCTAAACTTTTTACGGTCAATATATGATGTTATTTGGAATATCACTCAACTT